ATTATATTATGACCGTTGACGTATCCCGTGGAACCAACAATGATTACTCCGCTTTTGTTGTATTTGATATTACCACTCTACCTTGGAAGGTAGTTGCCAAGTATCGAAACAATGAAATCAAACCAATTCTGTTTCCTAACATTATTGAGCAGGTTGCCAAGAATTACAATAAAGCATACATCCTAGCAGAAGTCAATGATATTGGTGAGCAAGTAACAAACATTCTCCACTATGACTTAGAGTATCCTAATATTTTGATGTGCGCTATGCGAGGTAGGGCTGGTCAGATTGTAGGTCAGGGATTCTCTGGCACCAAATCTCAGTTGGGTTTGAAGATGTCTAAGGTGACCAAGAAAGTTGGATGCTCAAACCTCAAGACATTGATTGAGGATGATAAGTTGTTAGTATCTGATTATGAAATTATCAGTGAGTTGACAACGTTCATTCAAAAGAATCAATCATTTGAAGCAGATGATGGATATAACGATGACCTCGTGATGTGTCTGGTTCTTTTTGCGTGGTTGGCAGTTCAACCTTACTTTAGGGAGATGACTGATAATGATGTTCGTAAAAGAATCTACGAAGAACAGAAGAATCAGATTGAACAAGACATGGCACCTTTTGGATTCATATCGGATGGAATCACTGATAGCGAAGAAAAATTTGTAGATGATGATGGTAATGTTTGGTATACAGATGGATATGGAAATCCTTATGCAGACGTAGAGTATATGGTAGGTTTTTGATGGATATCGAAGATGAGTTTTCTTTAGACCACTTACTATTCAAAGAAAGAAAATGTAGGGTCTGTGGAGAAATCAAAGATCTTATGACTGATTATTATGTAATACGTAAATCAAAAAAATATCTTCCTTCTTCATACTCATATGAATGTAAAGACTGCACTATAAAAAGAATTATGTGCAATCGCGGCAAGAAACAAAATCAAATGTGGGAATATCCTGATTGGTAGGATGTTCATGCATTGTTTCCCCATTTGAAATACACTTTTTCATAAATATTTGTAGTTAAAAAATGAACTAATTCATCGAGGAGACAAACATGGCAGGTCAAGTATCACCTGGAATTGTTCTAAGAGAGCGTGACTTAACTGCACAAACTATCATCTCAACTCAAGCAAATACTGCTGTTTTAGTTGCTAGTTTCGCACAAGGACCAGTAGGAGTTATCACTTCTATTGCTACAGAAAGAGAACTTATAGAAACATTCGGTGCCCCTAACGCAAGTAATTACGAAGATTGGTTTACAGCTTCAACCTTTCTTTCATATGGCGGTCAGTTAAAGATCGTAAGAGTAGAAGACACTTCACTCAAAAATGCTGTAGATGATACAACTGCTACTGCAGTTTTAATCAAGAGCAAGGATGCATTCACTGCAGGTTTCAGTGCATACGACTGGAAGTTTGCTGCAAGAACTGCAGGAACTTGGGCAAATGGTTTAAAGATTGCTGTAGTTGATGGTGGCGTTGCTTCTTATGCAGCTGCTACAATCTACGGGTCAACTCTCTGGAGTACAGTTGCTAACGATCCAGGTGGCGCTGATGACCTTCACATCGCAGTTCTGGATGCTAACAACAATATCCTAGAATCATTCCTTTATGTTTCTAGAATTACAACTGCTAAAGATGCTCAAGGTGCTTCAAATTACTACAAAGATGTAATTAACACACGTTCACGTTACATCTATGCAGGTCCAGAAAATGCTGCTGCTGGAGAATCAGATGTTACCCTCGCTGGTGGCGTAGATGCTTACACAACCGCCGTTTCTGATATCACTGCTGCATATGATCTATTCGCTGATGTAGAAGATACTGATTTCGATTTCGTTCTATGTGGTGGTAGTCTTTCTGTTGAAGCAGACCAAGTAACCAAAGCACAGAAAGTTATCAATCTTGCTGCAGCAAGAAAAGATTGCATTGGTTTTGTTTCTCCTCATTCTGGTTTCGTTTCGCTAAGTTCTGTATCTGCACAAAGAGATGATATCATTGGATTTTTTGATACTGTAGGAACTAGCAGTTCTTATGCCGTGTTCGACAGCGGTTATAAGTATGTTTATGACAAGTATAACGATGTTTATCGTTACATTCCTTGCAACGGTGATGTTGCTGGTCTATGTGTTCAAACTTCTGAGATTGCAGAAGATTGGTTCTCACCTGCAGGTCCAACAAGAGGTAACCTAAAGAACGTTGTTAAACTTGCTTATACTCCAACAAAGACTGATAGAGACAAGCTTTACCTAAAGAGAATCAATCCTATTGCTTCTTTCCCTGGTCAAGGCGTTCTACTCTTTGGAGACAAAACTGCTCTATCAACTCCAAGTGCATTTGATAGAATCAACGTTCGTCGTCTCTTCCTCGCTATCGAGAAAAGAGTTAACCAACTTGCTAAAACAGTTCTATTTGAACTCAACGATGAATCAACTCGCACATCGTTTGCTTCCGCAACAGGTTCTTTCCTTGCTGAAATTCTAGCAAAAAGAGGTGTTATAGATTATCTAGTTATTTGTGATGAAACAAACAATACTGCTGATGTTATCGACAGAAATGAATTTGTTGCTGAAATTTATGTAAAACCAACTCGTTCTATCAACTACATCACAATTACCTTTGTTGCTACAAGATCTGGAGTGAGTTTTTCTGAAGTAACTGGTCGCTAATTTTCTTAAATACGAGGTAAAGATCAATGCCAATTACAAGTAGTGTAAGTCAATTTCTAGGAAAGATTAATCAGGGTGTTCGCCCTAATCTGTTCCTAGCAACAATTAATTTCCCTAACTCAGCTGGTTCAGTAGGTCTTCCTACTGGCACAGATCAGAAGGAACTAGTTAATCTAATGTGTAAGTCTGCTGCTCTACCAGCATCAAACTTAGGTGTTATCGAAGTTCCTTTTAGAGGAAGAACTGTAAAGATTGCAGGTGACAGAACATTTGATACATGGACAGCAACTTTCATCAATGATAGAAACTTTGTTATTCGCAACGCTATGGAGCGTTGGATGAGAACTATCAATGCACACGAAGCAAATACTGCTGAGTTAGTTATTCCTAATCCAAATGCAGGTTATACTGCAAATATTTACATTCAACAATTAGAAAGAGATAACACCGCTGGTGGATCTGTTCTAAGAAGTTATAACTTAGTTGGTTGCTTCCCAACTAACGTTTCTCAAATTGATGTTGCTTATGATAGCAATGATCAGATTGAAGATTTTACTGTTGAATTCCAACTCCAATACTGGACTGCTGGAAATAATGCAACTGACTACAATAACTCAATTGCATAAACTATAAATACTGTAAAGTCAACAATATAATTATGAGTCAACTATTTGGATTTTCAATCAAAAGCAAACAGGAGGAATTGAAAGGGCAATCCCCAATTCCTCCTTCAGCGGATGATGCAGTAACCACCGTAGCAGGTGGTTATTTTGGTTCATACGTAGATATCGATGGAGTAGCGCGTAATGAGTTTGATCTCATTAGGCGCTATCGTGATATGTCAATGCATCCAGAAGTTGACTCTGCTATTGATGAAATTGTTAACGAAGCAATTAACTCAAGTTTAGATGATACTCCAGTTGCTATCGAGTTATCTAACTTAGAAGTTAGCGAATCAATCAAGAAAAAGATTAGAGAAGAGTTTCAATATATTCTTCGTCTTTTAAAGTTTGATACTAGAGCACATGAAATTTTTAGAACTTGGTATATTGACGGTCGCATATACTATCATAAAGTGGTCGATCTGGCTAATCCTAAAGCAGGAATTACAGAACTCAGATACATCGACCCACTGAAGATTAAGAAGGTTAGAGTTCAAAACAAAGATCCAAGACTAGCGCAAGTATTATCAGCAAATACAGCAGATCCTTCTAATGCACTTGCATATGATTTTGGAAACTATGTAGAATACTACATGTATAATCCTAAGGGATTCATCAGTTCAACCTTCGACGTTAACAACGCAACGAGTGGCGTCAAGATTGCAAATGATTCAATCACTTATATTCAATCTGGTATTCAAGACCTCAACAAAAAAATGGTCTTGAGTTTCCTACACAAAGCAATAAAAT